AACGGTAAGAAACAATGAACGGATTCTTCGCACCCGAAGCCCTCGAGGCGCTCCAACAGGCCTACGAGATGCAGCTCACCCCCGAGGAACAGGATTACGACCTGACCACCGGTCTGCCCACGAATCAGGTGAGCAACACCTCGCCGTGGCACGGCACCGTGGATCTCTGGAAGTACCCCGACGGTAAGAATAAGCTCGAGACTTCGCCCATCATGTACCACGGCTCCGATGAGGACGAGTACGATGATGAAGAGGGTGAGGAGGAGTACGATGATGACACAGTGTCCCAGTACGAGGTTGATGACGAGGAGGCACTGAGTGACGAGGAGATCGATAATTTGATCGAGGAGCTACTCTTCTCCGACGAGGACGACGACTGATGGGCTTTGAAGTTGGGGATTTCAGCGAAGCCGCGCTATATATTCTCTGGGAGTTCAAGCAGTGTGGTGCTTCAGCGATCCCCGACGAGAAAAAGTGTCACAAGAAAGTCGTAGAGCGTGTGGGTCACGTCGCCGAGCATGTTGGAAAGGGAATGGCCGCCTGGAAGGTGGGCAAGGTCCTCGGTTCGGCGACAGCTGGCTATCTTGAATCTCACTTCGGCCTCCCAAGAGAGCAAGCCCAACTCCTCGCTGAGACGGTGATTCAGGCGGCGACGATGACGGCTCTCGAAGCGAAGCACTTGAAGACCGCGGACGACTGGGCTAAGAAGATCATCACCGAGGGAGCGGCAGCGTTCCTTGGAAAGACCGCACACGGCGGCGTGGAGCGCATCGTCGAGGCCGCAGAAGCTCGACAGATCATCCAGCAAGCGGCACCGCTCCTCGCCGGCAAATTCGCCGGCATCGGCACAGCTATCGCAGGTGGAAAGCTGCCCGGACCTGGAGCTCTCGCGAGAATGGTGGCCGAACGTTCGGCACACGACACGAGGCTCCTGATGGACTTCTTCATGAATCGTTCGCCCGCCTACGCTGAACAGACTGGAGCCTCCAAATTGATGGCCGAACTCGCTATCCTCGCTCTGATGACAGCCTACCCTGAGGCGATGAAGGGGTAAAAACAACTCAGTTTCTGACATCGCATGGACGGCGTAGTTCTGCCTGGCGTTGGTGGCATGATCAACGCCTCCAACGCTCAATCTGACCCCTCACTGGAAAAGGAGAACAAGCAGAAACGCAAGTGGGGTGCTGGTGTCAACAAGGAGGGTTTCATGACCATCGGTAAGACCGATCATAACGAGCTTCGTCTCGCCAACCATAAAGAGCGTCGTGAGAGCAGGGTGAACCTGATCAATCGCGACATGAACGAGTACGCCGACGGTGGTCAGGCGATGGGCGAGATTATGGGTCGCCGCTCCCTCCGCGCCGCCGAACATCGCGAATTGAAGTCGAAGGAGTACGTGTTCTCCGAACAGGAGGACGAGTACCTCGCGATGGGTTCGTTCATGCCCTCATTTGATGAGGGTTGTTCCTGTGGGACATGTGCCTCCTGTCGGAATAAGAAGCGCCAAGACGCCGAGTACCGCGAGTGGAGCACTGAGAAGCGCAAGGAATTGAAGTCGGGTGAGATTGAGGGCAAATTCGCTGGTCCAGGCACCAGCTTCCCGATCTCGAACGCCACCGACGTGAAAGCCGCGTGGCACGCAGTTGGTCGTGCTGGCGGAAATCAGCGTCAGATCATGCGCAACATCATCCGCATCGCTAAGGAGATGGGTCTGGAGTCGGCACTCCCTGACTCGGTCAAACAACGTCTCGCCGAAGGTGGTTCTGGTCTGCCTGGGTGATGCCGCTACACGTTATCTTCGCGATCGCCGGACCTCTGACCGGCTTCATTCTCTCCGTCATCCTGTATCTCGGTAAGAGAAACCTTGACGAGATGACCAACACCTTGAGTAAGGTGCAACACACACTCACCGAGTTGCGTGTGGAGATTCCTAAGTCCTACGTGACTAAGGAGGAACTACTCTCCCACATGCACGCCGAAGAGCAGTGGCACAGCCACATCACCCAACAACTTCGCGACATCCGCGAGGAGATCTCGTCAGTCCGGGACTGGACCCACCACAGACAATGAACCTTGAAGACTACGATTTTGATCGCCTCCTCGGATTGGGCTACACAGAGAAGGCTACCGGCGACCTGAAGGACGCCTGCTGGAAGGGATGAAGCGTAAGCCGCTCATCGCCGGTCCGAGTGCTGGTTCACCGTCCTTTGGTGAGGGCAAGGGGACTGGAAAACCCTGCGGCGCCTCGCACATTCCAGCATCCAAGACTTGCCACATTGGTGGCGGTGCCGGATACAAGGATGTGACCGAAGCCATCAGGGCTGACGTGGGAAGCTCCTTCGATGACGCGCACGAGAAGGTGTTCGAGGAGCGCTACGCCAAGGCCAAAGACACGAAGGATCTGGGTCGCATTCATAAGAAGGCCATCAAGGATCTGGACAACGACGACCTCGACGCGAAGGAGGGTATCCTCAACGCCATGAAAAAGGCCATGCAAGCTCACCTCGAGGTGAACATGGCGAGCGGTCAGGGCGCCAAGCGTGAGGCGGAACTCGCCGCGATGACCCCTGAGGAGCGTGCGAAGGCTCGTTCGGCGGACGCCATTGAGCGAGGGATCAAGAACAAGGTCGTCTCCGGGAGAATGCGCTGATGTTCGGTTCCTTCCCCGAAGATCTCCTCGCCGAGTTCAAAGAGGCCTACGCAGAACGTCAGGCTATGGCCATCGGGTATCCCCAGCAGTCCTACTCCGATAAAGAGGACATGCCTTGTAATAAGCCCAAAGCTGAGACGCACAACGGTAAGTCCCACGTCGTTAAAGCCTGCTACGATGGTCAGGAGAAGCTCATTCGCTTCGGTCAGGCCGGAGCCTCCACTGCTGGTAAACCCAAAGAGGGTGAGTCGGAGAGGATGAAGGCGAAGCGCGCCTCCTTTAAGGCCCGTCACGCAAAGAATATCGCCAAGGGTCCATCTTCAGCCGCATATTGGGCTGACCGCACTAAGTGGTAACACAATGAACACTTTCAATATCCCCTCAGTGGACCACCTCATCGAGGGCGTTCACTATCGCGTCGTCGACTGGTCCTTCGCCGAGAGCCGCGAGATCGATCGCGGTCTACAGACCAATATGCCCGGACGTGGAGCGCCGTCCACTTTCGCCGAAGAGTGTGGTCCCAACGAGAAGATGATCTTCGGTATGTGCCGTAGCGCCAAGGCCAATCCCAAAGACGATAAGGACTTCGACTCTTCCAAGAAGACGAAGCAGGAGGAGGAGGGTGAGACTCAGGCCAAGAAAGAGGGCTCTGAGTTCAAGAACAATAAGATGATCAAGGATGTGAAATCCGGTAAGAAACTCGGTTGGGCGATGAAGGATGGTAAACCCGTTCTCGTGGAGTGGGGATCCGTAGCTGGAGAGAAGAAAGTCGGTCCGAAGAAGCCCGAAGCGAAACCCCAAGGCGGTGGTGGTGGCGGTGGAGCCCAGGCGCCGAAGCCGCAGTCACCGGCTCAGCCTCCGAAGCCGAAGGAAAATAAGGACGAGGCGCCAAAGCCGGGCGACCTCCTTCAGAAGGAGCGTCAGGAACGCGCTGATGCGTGGCGTAAAGGCGGGGAGACGGCGTGATGCTAGGCAGTTTCTCGGAAGAAGCACTCAAGGTTCTGGATTTCGTACGATGCGAGCGTCCGGACGGTACCGCATACGGCACCGCGGGAACCTGCCGTAAAGGTGTGGAGAGCGCCATTGAGATCAAAAAGTACAGCTGGGGCTCCACAATGAAAGTGTCGGGAGGCGGCGAAAGTGTCGTTCTCCTCGATGAGAATCAGAGTGCCATTGGCAAACTCGCTGACGGTGAGAGCACGACTTTCAAATCGGATGCCGGTGATAAGTGGACAGCTACTCGTGATGGCGATACAGTGGAGTTGAAGTCCAGTTTCGCAAAACTGACCGTCAATCGCTCGAGATTCGGTCAGGACGAGCCTGAGGAGGCGCCCAAGCCAAAAGCGGAGCCCAAGGCTGAGGAAGCTCCCAAGTCATCTCCTAAAAAGCCGAGAGAGGAGAGCTTCGAGAAGGGTGGCACCTTTGAGGGTGACTCGAGCAAACTCACTGGAGGCCCCGGTGTTGATGCCATCAAGAGACAGATCGACCACGCCAAAATGGTGATGGAGAAGTATCCCGACATGGCCGACTCCATGAAGGGTGAGCTTGAGAAGAATCTGAAGCAATTGGAGCCCTTCCAAAATAGCCAGAGAGTCCTCGATAGCATCGTCTCCAATGTCCCGGCAGGAACAAAAGTCAGTATAACGCCCATGGGCATGATTAAGACCGAATTCACGACGCCCGGTGGAAACGTCGTCAGCACGACATTCGGCCGAAACAGCTTCAACTTCGAGGTGAATGGCACCTACGAGGCTGGAACGGTGACTCAGGGCCGAAAGGAGGAGATGGCTGTGGCGAGGCAGGTACAACGTTGCTTCAATGCCGTTCTGGGTTCCCTTCCTGAGGGCTACGTCATGCGGACGTACGCCTACTCCGAGGACGGTAAGGGCGCCTCCAGACAGAGGGCGTACGAGAAGATGGGCTTCTCCAAGGCGACGCCAGGTGAAAACATCTACGGTCGACTCAAAGACGGCGTGCTCGTCCCCTCAACAAAGGAGGAGCAGAGTAAGACGGACACATTCCTCTCATTCTCTGAAGTCGTTGGCCCCAATTCCTTAGCTCTGTGGTACGTGGCGATCTTCGGTAAGGATCCACGGGTAAAACCTTCGTAAAAGTACTTCCCAATGCGCAAAGATTCGATCGCCGACGCCGCGCTTAAGCAGGCGTATGAACTCTACAGCTACTCAGAACGCGGCTTCCACGGCACTGGAATCGACGCCGAGGACGTACCGGTTCTCTCCCCTCAGGTGAGCAAGCTCAAAAAGGAGGATGAGCCGTGGCAGCCACACTCCGCCTTCTACGGCAATCAGCCACGTGGCAGTGGTCCCCCGACCTTCAATTACGGCGAGGAGCAGGGCACCGGCGAGTACAACTCGATGGAGGGTGAACTCACCCGCCTCATGAAAGTTCAGGAGAGTCTGAATGGCCGCCTCCGTCGTGCCCGGCAGCTGGGCAACTTTCAGGAGGAGCACCGCATCGTCAAGGAGCGCAATCAGATCCTGAAGGCGATCTCGGCGGTCGAGGCCAAGATGATGGTGAACGATCTCGGCCGTACCCAGCGTGGCATGAACGATGGTATGATGTACGAGTCGCAGAATCACCAGGACGAGGCCAACCCCTTCCGTGATTACGCCGAGGCCATCAACGAGAATGACGAGAAGATCGCCCGTCTCGAGGAGGCCATTCTGCGATTCGCCGAGATGAAGTCCGCTGGTGGTGACGCCGGCGCTGATCCCGGTCAGTCCAACTCCCCCGAGGATGAGGAAGATTCCGACGACGAGGAAGACGAAGAGGAACTCGGTGAAGCGTGATGAACGAACAGGACTTCTACGACTTTACACGGTGCGTGCGCCCAGACGGTAGCGCGTACGGAACTAGCGGCAAGTGCCGCAAGGGACAGGAGGAGGCTCTCTCCAATCGAGTGGGAAAGGGTTTCCTAGCCAAAGCTACCACCCAAAAGCTGGAAGAGTACCTCCAACGAGCTCCCTACAAGTATCAGCGAAAAGCCATCGAGGCGGAGTTGGCCCGCCGTGCCGGAAAGCCGGCGACGGAGGCTCCGACCAAAAAGCCGTCCGTGAAGGACGACGGCCGGGGAACTGGCTACACCCTTCCCGCCAAACTGAACCTGGAGGGCCGCGGTGAGAAGGTAACCCCATCCGCTGTGAGGCGTGAAGGTCAAAAACTCGCCGACGAGAAAGCGGCCGCCAAGCGGGAGCAGGACGAGAGAAACGCCAGGATGAAGTCCGAGGCCGATAGGAATCTTAAAGCGATTGTCGGTAACATCCGGACCGCCAAGCCGAAGTCCGCTGAGCCCGCTCCCGCTCCCGAGCCTAACAAGAACCTCTCACGTCAGATCAACGCCGGATTCCTCGCCAAGGCACCGAAGGAGAAGCTCGAGGAGTACCTCCAGCGAGCCCCCTACAAGTACCAGCGGGACAAGATTCAGAAGGCTCTCGACGAGAGGGCGAAGATGGACGCTGGGAAGTCCAAACCTATTCCGCCAGGGATAGAAGCGGTCGCTCAGATGAATTTGCGAATTCGTGGCGAAAAAGAAACCCCGTCAGCCTTAAAGAGAGAAGCGGCAGCGGTTAAAGCTAAATTCGATGCCGAAAATCAAGCCGCCGCCAAACTGGAGAGTAATAGCGTCAAGGCTAAAAATCTACCTCCCGCCGATTCCAAGCTTTTCCGAGCGCTCAATCCGAAGGATCTCGACGATCTCGAGAAGCACTACATCAAGGATGGTAGCCCTGAGGCGATGGTGAGGCTGGACGCTCTGCGAAGGGAAAGAGCTCGGCGTGCGGGGCAGGCCAATAAGCAAGCCCAACAAAAGGCCCAAGCCGCGGGAGCTCCCAATGCGTGGGGCAAGTTTGCTGATGACCAACTTCGCAATCGACTTCAGGCCGCGAAACAACTTGGGAAGGACGACATGGTGAAGGAGATCGAGGCCGAAATGCTGAGACGAGCCAAGGCGAATCCCGCGGATCCCAGCAAATGGAAGAAGTGGGGCGACGAGGAACTTCGTGATCAATATAGCGTTTTCATTCGTCAAGGGAAAGCGGGTGAGGCGAAGGATGTCGAGGATGAGTTGGCGAGACGTGGACTCTCTAGACGTCCGTTATATCCTGCTGGCCTCCCTCAGAAAGTGAGTAAGTGGACTCACGAAAACATGATGAGGCTCGACGAGCGTGTCGAGAGGGACACCCAGATGCAGATGGGCAAGGAGGATTTCGTCTGGGGCAACTCGCTCAAGAAGGGAGCCAAACTCCTTGGAGAGGGCGCCTACGGCACAGCCATTGTGGACAAAAACGACGTGGTCGTCAAGCGCGGAACTGTCGGTGAGAATGAGGCGAAACTCATTGACCGAATCGGGAAAGTCGACCTCGGTCCAAAACTGATCGCCGCGCAGTATGATGGTCCTGGTTACGAGAGAGGTACTCACGACGGTCGCATCGCCATGACGCGAGTTCCCGGCTCACCAATCGGCAAGAAGAAAGGTGACGATCCAGTCGGCAAGACTGGTAAAGTTGTCTCCGACGTCTATTGGGAAGCTCGGGCCAAACTCCACCGTATGGGCATCGCCCATAACGACATGCACATCGAGAACGTCTTCATTGATAGGAATGGAAACGGCCGCTTTGTGGATATGGGCTTGGCCCAAGCCGGACCTAAAGCCGCACTCGCCGAGGCCATGGGAGTATTCACCCGAGTTCCTCAAGGGGCCATTAAGCGAGGTGGCTCCATGGGCGGAGACTGGCAAGTTCGACGCTGGGACGGTACCGCGGGAAAGGAGATGGTGAACGCCGAGCTGTCCACCAGTCCCGCAGTGAAGGCTGAGTTCGCACGGAGATTCCCAACCGCAGCAAGGGTGCTCGAGAACAAGGAAAAAGCTATAAAGAAGCTGAAGAGTTTTGGCCTCACCGATCAGGACGTGGCCGACGTGATAACTCACGGCATTCGCTCCAACGAGAAGTCCTTCAGCACACGTGGCATGGGCAAACTCACTGACGCTCAAGCAAGGCAAGTTATCGAGGTTCTTTACGATGGCATCTGACGACAAGAAGTACATCGCGCTGATGGACAAGTACAAACTCAACCGGCGAAGTGATCCGCAAGGTGCCATGAAGTACCTTGACGCGGCTCTCGCTCTGGCTGATAGGGGCAACGTGAGTGAGGACGCCATCGCCGGTGGCGCCTATCTCTGAGCCTGGGTAAGAGTGCTAAAAGCCCGTCTTCACGGGCTCGCACTCGCTCCTCAGCAAAATGGCCGTTCGGATCACTCTCAAGCGTTCCAGCATTCTCAATAAGCGCCCCACATCCAACCTGTTGGATCCTGGAGAGCTAGCACTCAACACAAACGCTCTGTCACCGGGACTGTTCTTCGAGGCCGAGAACAATAGCGTGATCAAGGTCGGTCCCACCAGTGTCGGTGACGAGTTCCCGACCCTGACACCGTCGCTGGGCGAGACTTTCTTCAATGAGATCACCGGAAGTCTGTCCGCGGGTGTCGTCGACCCCGAGACTCTCCAACAAGCTTGGAAGCAGATCTCGGCCCCATTCCTGGGTGGCACCAACGGTTACGTTGTGTTTGTGGCGGGAGAGTTTCCGTCCGCGACGGACTCCATTCTTAATGACGGTCAGGCCAATCCCTTCAAGACCCTCAACCGTGCTGTAATCGAGATCGCGAAGCAGTCGATTCTGCAGAACGAGTCTGACCTCGACGCGAACAACCGCTTCACCATCGTGGTGGCGCCCGGCTACGTGCCCGTCTACAACGGCCCGGGTCTGCCCCTCGTCAATCCCAACAACCCGGACATCATTCCGGAATTCAACACTCGCTTTGAGGGTTCCGACGCGGCGCGTCCCGACGTCCTGACGCTGCAGACCTTCAACCCCGAGACCGGCGGCCTCATCCTGCCCCGCGGTACCACCATCATCGGTATGGACTTGCGGAAGGTTGAGCTTCGCCCAAGCTACGTTCCGACATATAAGAACCCCACCACTCTGGCCGGAGTGAATGAACCCATCACGGGCGTCATCAAGTGGACCGGCAACTCCCTCGTACAGGACCTCTCGTTCCGAGATAAGAACCCACTCATCAACGTCTCCGACATCATCGCCGGTGAGGCCGGTGAGGGTGTGTTCGTATCGTCGAGGCCTCACTGTTTCGGTCTGAACGATCGTGTGTTCTTCCAGTTCACCGCTGGAGCCGACCAACGTCCCATTCAGGGTGGGACCACGGCAGGTGTGCCTCCCGGTTTCTACTACACCTATCCGATCACACCGACCACGTTCCTCCTGTCTTACACCTTCATCCGTGAGACTGAGGCCAACTTCATCACGCGGGTTCAGCTCCCGGCTACACCACAGACGGTGGGAATCCTCGCCACGTGCCAGTGGCCCGGTCGCTCTCACAACCGCCTCCGTGCGGTGTATCCCGCCTCTGAGACAGAGCTGAACGACTTCTACATCCGCATCCAGAAGGCTTTCCCCGACACATTCAACGGTAAGACGAACCAGGCGGAGGTGGTCAATCCCGGTGAGACGGTGGTCGTAGCCAACACGCCCGCCTCCCTGCTTCAGAGTACTGAGTCCAACTCCACCAACAATGGCTCGCCGTACGTAATCAATTGCACAGTCCGTTCGAACTACGGCATGTGTGGTATGGAGGTGAATGGCGATATCACCAGTGGTTTCCGCTCCTCACTCGCTGACGCTTTCAGTGTCGTCTCCCTTCAGAATGACCCCGTCGCCTACGAGGTGTACACCACCCTCCAGGATGAGATCGGTAATCGTATCACGCGTTGGTACACCCTGCAGTACGCTACTTGGGCGAGCATTCCGTCAGCGCTGCGGCCCGAGTCGCCGAGTGTTGTCAGTCAGGCGGCGCAGCTGGAGTACCTAAACGCCACCGACATCACCAACATTCGCTACTACTACTCCACGGAGCAGTTCAACGATAAGTCGACCGGCGTTCCCGATCTCTTCAACGATTTCCGGCACTTCGCTGTTCGAGCCATCAACCGTGGTTACGCGCAAGTCGACTCGTCCTGGAGCATTGGTTGTGCGGTCGGTTTCTGGTCCTACGGCGGTGGTAACCTCACGGCCACCAATTGCGCCTCCAACTTTGGCTCCAACGCTCTACGCTCAGAGGGCTACTACCGAATCGGTAGGAGCACACTTACGACCGAAGCGCTGCCCTCGGAGACCGGATTCATCTTCCAGGGCATTCGTGTACCCCTGGCCGTTACGGAGAATGACACTCTTTCCTCGCTGACACTCAGCCTCGGTGCCACCATCGTCTCCATCGAACGGGACAGCACCAATCCCGAAGTCCAGCTGATCAACTTGGCTCCCGGATTCAAACCGATCAACATCCTGCCTTATTCTCTGGCGCCTGACACAGCTGTTTACGCAAGAAGCGCGGCCGATAAGGAGTACAGAGGCATCCTGATCCGTGACGGTTTGCCGACGGTCATCTTCTCCCAGGATGGGAAGTGCACACTGAGAATTCGTGCGAAAGACTCGGGTTTCCCATACGGAACCTCCACGACCATCCCGGGTCTGGAAGCCTGGGCTCCCTACATCTCCCGTTGGTCGGATCCACGACCACTGCGAGATCGGATCTACTCGATGATCCTGGGGAATTCCACCACCACTCACCTCGCTCCCACAGCCGGTAAGATCCTCCACCTGAATCAGGCCAGCACCGGAGCTGTCCTGTACAAACCAGGTGTGCAGCTGGATCCGGGACCCACTGGGGGCTGGGGTCGTGTGTTCCAAGTGGCTTTCAACGAGAGCAAGGAAGAGGGGGATTCACCCACCCTAAATGAAGTCCTTCTCAACCGTGTAGATGGCTCCACTTACTACACCGCCTTCCAACTCTGTGACGCCGCGCGTCCTTGGGAGCCGGTGCTGGATAACGCTCACGGAAGCTACGTCACGTTCGCCGATAGGAACTGGTACGCGGCTGCGAACAATGACTGGGACGGCGTATATTTCAATGGTGCACTGACACCCACCGGGGCGATCAAACTCAACCCCCAGCAGACCGACTCTCCTTGGGCCATCACCTTCTCCACGGAGATTCAGGTGCCCGTGGCGGACACTTTCCAAGGCCTCTACGCACCTGACCCATTCCGCGAACAGTATCCCACCGGAACCTACTTCCGTGGTGATTCCGCCGCTGCGGAGAACTACTTCCTTGAGAATGCGGTCAATCTGGATAATGGCACACCCAGCAAGGGTCTGCTGCGCTACGATGTTCCAGTTCGTGAAGTGGTCACGGACACCACTGAGATTCTCCTTCCAGACCAGACCACAGTAACCGTCAACGACGTCTCCAAGATCCCGGACCCAGCGAAAGAGTTCGTGGTGATGTCCATCACCAACACCAAGTACCCGGGTCGCATCGAATACGTCCAGATCTTGGCGATCGATGTGGCGAATAAGACTCTGGGGATGATCCGCGGTCTTTACAACACCGAGACTACACAGGACTGGGATTCTGGCTCCTCGATGCAGCTCCAGAAGGAGAATACGGTCGTCAATGCGGAAGACTACGACTTCTTCTGGGCTCCATCCAAGGCGGCCATGTCCCGCTTCCTCCAGGTCATGGGCTACGAGGACAAGGACATCGAGTCCCTGCTCCAACCCCGTGAAGTGGGTCGACGGAACATCTCCGTTCAGGAGATCTCAGCGGAACCTAATCCCCAGAAGGGTTACGCTACGGCCACGGGCCCCTGGCCACTTCAACTGGCAACCAACTCCTTCCTGTCCGCCACCTCTCACTCTTTCCACAGCTGCGGAACGATCCAATTCTCGAAGGGTCTCCCGGTCTACGAGAGGAACCAAATCCCACTGAAGCAGTACTTCGACTATCTGGCCACCCTGATGTGGGGCGGCGAGCTGACGGCCACGGGCACAGACGAGCTCGGCAACATCGTGTCCAAGGGGAGCGTGAAACAGCTTTCCACGGGACGTCCCTCAGGAACGACATCCTCCATCCTCGGTGATGACGCCGCCACGACTGGTGGTGGAGGCGGTGGTGGCGGAGGCGGCGGCGGCGGTGGCACCGGAACCGTCACCAGCATCTTCACAGGAACCGGTCTGACGGGCGGACCGATCTACGTGTCGGGTACCATCTCCCTGCTCCCAGCTAACGACGTGCAGCTTGGTGGCGTTAAAGTGGGCAAGTACCTGTCCGCTTCCGCCGATGGGACCCTCACGGTCAGTGGACTGGAGGCTAAGGAAGTTGTTGTCACACCGATCGTCGGTGTAGTCGCCAACAACGTGCAGGCGGCCCTCGCCGAGTTGCAATCCGAAATCCAAGCGTTGGGCGGAAGCAGCGTTCTGGCTGGTACCTACAATTGCACCACAGGAACCCTGATTTACGTGACACCCGCGGGTGCCGCCAAGGGATTCGTAGTCGGCCAAAATGTGCCTGCGGCCAGCACTGACATCGACAACTACTACGTCATCGTCATCACCGGCGGCAATAAGGGTCCTTCTGGGACAGTCATCCCGCCAACCGGTGTTCAACCTGGTGACTGGTTCATCGCACAATCCGATGCTGGAACTACACCCGCTTGGATCCTCATCGACTACGACAACAGAAACACCGTCGCGTCACTCGTGGGAGTGGAACCACCCATCCCTGGTATTGAGAACGCGACCAATGTTCAGTCCGCCCTCGAACTCATCGAGCTTCAGGTTCAGGATCGTATCGAATTCGTTGTCCCCACAACGGAGGGTCTGCAGGTGGAGGTTGTCACACCTACCACTCTACCTGAAAATCTCGAGGCTTCCAATGATGGAACCACGCTGCTTCTCGGACTGGACTACGCCAATACCTCACAGAGGGGTATCGTTCAGCTGACGAACGACCTGACAGGAACCTCCGAGGAATTGGCCATCACGCAGCGCGCTGGATCGATTTTGGAGGCTGAGATTCAGGCACTGATCGGCGTTAATGTGCTGGCAGGCACCTACGACGCCCTGACTGGACTGATGGTCACTGTGACTGTGGCCGGCTCAATTCACAACTTCAAGGTCGGACAACCTGCACCCCCAGCCGACATCGTCCCTGACAACTATTTCGTCATCGTCGTAACTGGCGGTTCTAACGGTCCTCCGGGCGCTCCAATCCCTCCACGAGGTGTTCAGCCCGGCGACTGGTTCATCGTACAGAAGGATGCGGGCACCGCCGAGTGGGTCACTATCGACTTCGATAATAGGACCACCGCCGCCGTTCTCGTGTCGCTGGCTCAAGTTCCGGGTCTTGCCGCATCCAATGTGCAGACCGGCATCGAGGAACTGGCTGGTCAACTCTGGGAAGCGGTCGACAATGTCACAAGCCTCAATGACGCTATCACCGTCACGATCAGCGACCCGCAACCCGGCACTGGACGTGACGTAACCCTCCAGCTCAATCCAGCCAGTGAGACCGACATCGGTGGTCTTTTTGTCCCTCAGACGACGGACGGAGGCATCCTCCTCTCCCAAGCGGGCGGAATCTCGCTGAAGATCGCCTCGCCTACCACACTCGGCGGCATCAAGGTCGGTAAGAATCTTCAGATCGACCCGGACGGCACACTAAACGCTACTGACGCAGCCACAGTCTACTCCGATGAGGTCCTGATGCGGACACCCATCGTGGGTATTGAGACCGCAGCCAACGTTCAGGAAGCCCTCCAGGGCATCGAGAATCAGGTACAGGATCGTGTGGAGTTCGTTCTGGCGGATTCCGACGGTATCACTTGCACAGTCTCCCCCGTTGTTCCGGGTGTGGACGGCACCACGGCGAAGATCGCCGTAGCCTACGCTGACCTGACTCAGAAGGGCATCGTCCAATTGACTAATGATGTCACTGGCACATCCCAGTCTCTGGTCTGCACCCAAGCCGCTATTGCCGGGTTGAATGCGAAGGTCGAGGCTCTCACTGGATCGAGCATCTTGGCCGGCACTTACGACTCCGCGAGAGGAGTCGTGGTTCAGCCCACCGTCGTTGGACGTCTTGCTGGCTTCGTCGCCGGACAGCAAGCACCCGCAGCTTCCGCCGTCCCCGATAACTACTACGTCATCGTGACCATCGGTGGTGATAAGGGGCCTCCGGGCGCGATTATCCCAACCGTCTTCGTGCAGCCTGGCGACTGGTTCATCGTTCAGAAGGAGCCTGGTCAAGCCGCCGAGTGGTTCTGCATCGACTACGAGAATCGGAACACCACCGCCGCACTCGTAGCCGTAACACCGATTCCGGGAATCTCCGCCTCCAATGTTCAGACCGCTCTGGAGCAGGAAGCGACCGCGCTGTGGAATCGTGTCGATGTCATCACCTCCACCAATGACGGCATCACCGTCACAACTACTGCTCCAGTGGTGGGAACCGGACTCAATGTGGCGCTGACCCTGAATAAGGCTTCCGCCTTCGACCTCGGTGCCGTCTATGTCCCGACTCCCAACTCGAACGGCATCGCGTTAGATGCCATCGGTGGAATCTCACTGAAAGTCGCCTCAGCCACTCAGCTTGGTGGCATCAAGGTGGGTGATAATCTCACCATCACTCCTGAGGGCGTGCTAAACGCCGAGGGTGGCGCCGAGCCCTTCGCTCGCAATGTTATCATCGATCCCGTCATCGGTGGCATCGAGCAGGCACGCAACGCGCAACAGGCATTCGAGCTTATTGAGCTTCAGGTTCAGGATCGCATCGAGTTTGTTAAGGCGACGACCGAAGGATTGATCATCGACATCACTCCTCCAACACCCACATCTTACGACGGGACCACTCTCAACCTCGGATTGGCGCCGGCATCGATCACCGCGCCAGGTATCGTTCGACTCACCAATGACCCATCGGGCGCCTCGGAGACTATCGCCCCGACTCAGTTCGCTCTGTCGGTGCTCAACGCCAAAGTGGATGCCCTGACTGGAGTCAACATCCTCGCCGGTACCTACAACGCCTCGACCGGCTTCATGGTTACCACCACCGCCGCTGGTTTCGCTAAGGGATTCCGTGCGGGTCGCACTCCTCCCGCCGCTCGTTCGGATCTCGACAATTACTACGTGATCATCATCGTCTCCGGTGATAAGGGACCTCCGGGAGCGGTAGTCCCAGCTACCGGGGCACAGTCCGGTGACTGGTTTATCGTTCAGGATGACATCGGTGTTCCCGAGTGGATCCTAATCGACTTCGAGAACCGCGATGTTGTCGCCGCCAACGTGTATTTGGCCCCGGTGTCTGGACTTGGCGCTAGCAATGTTCAGTCTGGCTTCACCGAGGTAGCTCAAGTTCTTTGGAATGCGGTTGGTAATCTCACCGCCGGCAACAACGGAATCACCGTTACTTCCACAGCTTACACCCCTGGTGTTCTCGAAAGAGCCACAGTCGCCCTAAACCCGGCCACTTCGAGTGATATCGGCGGTGTGTTCATCGGTCCGTATGTCGGTCTCAACCTGAGTACCTCAGGCGGACTCTCAGTGGCACCAGCCACCGCCGAGCACATCGGTGGTATCCGTGTCGGTAAGGGTCTGGTGATCGACGCTGATGGAATCCTCAGCGCTGATGGTTCTGGTTCCGCCTCAGGTATCACTATCACTAGGATCCCTGGCATCGACGGTGCTCGCACGGTCCAGGAGGCTCTCGAAGCCATCGAGCTTCAGGCTCAGGACCGAGTGGAATTCTGTAGAGTGGACGGTCTTGGTTTGCAAGCTAGCGTCTCGGCTCCCTCACTGACTTCAAACCAGGGCACCACGATCACCCTGACGCCAACTATCGCGACGATCGGTGTCCAAGGATTCACGACCCTAACGAACGACTTCACTGGAACCTCCGAAGTTCTCGCCCTCTCCCAGAAGGCGGCCGCTCAACTCAACTCCAAGATCGAAGCGATCACTGGAGGAAACGTCCTCGCGGGTACTTACGACTCCAGCACAGGTCGTGTGGTAACGGTCACGCCCGCAGGTACCCCGTACTTCCGAGTCAATCAGCAGGCTCCCGCGGCGTCGGGTCTCCCCGATAACTACTATCTGCTGGTTGTTAAGAGCGGAAATCAAGGTCCTCCGGGTGCCACCATCCCAGTCACTGGAGTTCAGTCCGGTGATTGGTTCGTGGTTGAGAACACGCCGACTTTCCCAGCCGCGTGGATCACGATCGACTTCGAGAATGAGGCCGTCACTGCAATCCAAGTCTCCCTATCGACCGTTCCGGGTCTCGCTGCCACCAACGTGCAGACCGGCATCCAGGAGCTGGAGATCAAGGCTGAAAAGTCCATCACAGACCTCAACGCACCTGGAGCAGACTCCCTCTCCGTCACGATCTCCCCTCAGTCGTTTACCGGCAGAACGGCCTCCATTCGCTTGGGTCCAGCCACACAGGTGGATCTTGGCGGTGTGTTCGTTCAGGGTCCCTCCACAGGAATCCTGTTGGGCGGCGACGGTTCCCTGTCATTGGCGATCGCGTCCACGACGCAGCTCGGCGGCGTCAAGGTCGGTCGTAATCTGACAATCGATCCCGATGGAACCCTCAATGCTGAGGGTGGTGGAAGCATCTTCGCACGTGACATCGTCGTCGATCCGTTGATTCCAGGAATCACATCGGCGAACACCGTTCAACTCGCTCTCGAAGCGCTGGAACTTCAAGTTCAGGACCGTGTGGAGTTCTGCACCATCGCTGGCGCTGGAGGTATGGTCGCCCAGATCTCGCCACCGGTCACCACATCCAACGACGGAACACGACTCACCCTCTCCACTCTGAGGGCGAATGTCGGTACCGTGGGTGTCACCCAGCTCACTAGCGATGTCACTGGCAACTCCGAAGATCTCGCCCTGACCCAGTTTGCCGCCTCCCAGCTCAATGCCAAGATCGCGGCCCTGACTGGAGCCAACGTTCTAGCGGGCACATACAACTCTCGCACTGGTGTAGTCGCCTCCGTCACTCCAGCTGGCTCCGCCTACCTTACGGTGGGAGCTCAAGCCCCTGTCGCGAGTGGATTGCCGGACAACTACTACCTGCTGGTTGTTAACGCTGGTGTCATTGGACCTCCGGGCGCCGTTATCCCTCCAACAGGCGTGCAGTCCGGCGACTGGTTCGTTGTGGAGAAGGAGCAGGGTTCCCAAGCCGCTTGGGTCACCATCGACTTCGAGAATACGGCCATCGCCGCTGTGAACGTCAGTCTGAGCCCTGTGGCAGGACTAGCCGCCACAAACGTTCAGGCCGGTATCGCTGAACTAGAAGTCAAGGCGGAGAACTCGTTCACAAACATCACTGCCACTGCCGCCGACGGAATCAGTGTCACCAATACTGGTCCTTCACCAGGTGGAAGAACCTGCAACATCACCCTCGGTCCCGCAACCTCGACCGATCTCGGTGGCGTGTTCGTTCAACCGAATGTGGGTCTGATCCTTGGATCCAACGGTGCCCTCTCCTTGGACATCGCCTCCCCAACGAAGTTGGGCGGCATCAAGGTGGGTCAAAACCTCACCATCGAACCCGATGGAACCCTGAACGCCTCCGGCGGTGGCGGAGGTGGAGTGGACGTCAAGTTGGTCAACTTGGACGCACCTTTCGATGGATCTAAGACTGCATTCCAGATGCTGTCAGGTGGTGCGCCATTCGCTCCCAAAGCGTCACATTACGTGATGATTGTGGTTGGTGGTATCGTTCAGAGCGCCAACGACGCTTACACAACTACCGGCGACACCATCAACTTCTCTGAAGCGCCTCCGGCTGGAGCCACCTTCTACTCCATTGGCTTCGGGTAAAACCACCCCAATAGACAACACTCCGCCTGGTAATTAGAACTACATATGGCTGTTTCTGCAACTCAGATTCAATTACTCCGGTCCAGTGTCCCTAATGACCGTCCGGATCCCACTCAGCTGCTAGCGGGACAGCCAGCAGTCAATATCGACGCAGGAGAACCGGGGCTATTCTTCGCCAATAGCAATGGGCTGCTCACCAAGATCGGCCCTTGCTTTGTAGGGACAACCCCTCCGAACACCAACGCGGTCGGCTCGGTAGGCAACTCCAAGGGTGAACTTTGGTTCGACGTCAACGCCCAGACACTCAAAATCTGGACCGGCGTTATCTGGGCCGATTGTGACCCCTCGGAGCAAGGTTTCGCCAAAGTTGTGGTTCAGACCACTCCACCAGATCTGGAAGCCTACCCTGAAGGCGCACTCTGGTGGAACGACTACAACGGGGAGATGTACGTCCTCTATGAGGACCCCAACGGCCGGCAGTGGGTGCAGGTGGGTGCTGGCGGTTCGGGTGGCGGCGGAGCCGTCATCATCTCCGACCAACAACCCAACCCGTCCATCACCGCTGCGGGAACTCTGTGGTGGAACGATGACACTGGCTCCCTATTCGTCCTATTCAATGACGGTGGCCCGGAGAAACTCTGGGTCCAAATCGCTGGCGCTGGCGCAATCAATGCGGGACAGGGCGGTACGGTTACCAAGATCGATGCGGGCACTGGCCTGACCACCTCAGACGGTCAACCGATCACAACCCAAGGGACTCTACTTCTGAAGCCAGCCTCCGCTAGTGAGATTGGCGGTGTTAAACCGGGAACTAACGTCACCATCGATCCCGATGGCACGATCAATATGGCGGGCGCCGGAACAGGTACCGTCACGCAGATTCAAACAGGAAATGGAATCACAGGCGGTCCGATTACGACCACCGGCACCATCGGCCTCGCTTCGGCCACCAGCGGCTCAATCGGTGGGGTGAAGCCTGGCGCCGGTCTCTCTGTCGTTGGCGATGGTACCATATTCGTCCAACCGGCGACCAATGGCGCCATAGGTGGAGTTATCGTCGGTCAGGGCTTGAACATCACCAGTTCGGGCGTTCTAGCGGCCGATCCAGTCCCTCCAGGCTTCCTTCCCTCTGGCACCGTTCAGTGGTTCGCCGGAAACACAGCACCTGCGGGTTGGCTCTACTGCAACGGCGCGGTGCTCAACACGGCCACCTATCCAAGTCTTTACGCGGCGATTGGCCGCATTTACACGGGACTCACAGTTCCTTCCACTCAATTCCAAGTCCCCGATCTTCGTGGTCAGTTCGTTCGTGGTTGGGACAACCGATCTTCGGGAGGTGTCGATAACGCGCGAGTTTTTGGCTCCTACCAAAACGACAGCTTTGGCACTCACCGGCACACACTAACCCTCAGCACTTGCGATTACGTCGCTAATTTCAAGGATGTCAGAGGTGTGCTCGCACCTAATACGGACCAGCAGCAAACTGGACAAAGGAGCTCGGCTGGTAACGTGACCCCCATTCCTCAGGGAGGCGGCGAAGCTATCAGCGAAACCGGTGGAACGGAAACTCGTCCGAAGAACATCGCACTTCTGCCCATCATTAAGCTCTGATTATGTCGCTGCCTGCAATCTCCACAGCCGCGTACGTCTACAGTACGAATCAGTCAGCGGTTCAAGTCACCTACGTCGACGCCACCACAGCGATCGTCTACCCGAACCAGTTTGAGAGCCCTCTGACACAGCAGTTGCTGGCGTGGGTCCGCGGTGGTGGTCAGATCACTCCCTACGTTCCGCCACCGATCCCGGTTCCTGCACCACCTTCCTACATCTCTTGCTATATCGAGACTGAGGATTCTCTAGGCTACCTGGACGACATCACAACTTGGGGTGCCGCCACTGCTTTGGGCCTCTCCTTGACTAACGGCACTTCGGTGCAATTGACAGGAGGGCGCGCATATCAGATCGATCTAACTGTTGGTGTGAACTTTATCGCCAACGCGCAGAACTTTATTCAGTTCACCCTCGTCAATGCCAGCACTAATGCAGGGCTCCTTCCTGGCGAAAGCATTAACAACTTGAACATCCGGGCTACTGAAACCGGTCAAGACCCACCCGTAGTAGACGCCCAAAACTCAGTTCCAACCATTAGCTTCATCTACGCGCCCACACAAGATGTAAGTATCAAAGTCAGGATCACGGGAACTGGTGGGGGCAATACTAACACCGGGACTGTTCGGCAACTGTATTCCTCTTGGACCATCGCCGAGATCGTTGACGAGACGATCTACGCCGAGAAGATCGGCCCACAAGGTCCTCCGGGCCCACAGGGTCCTGTTGGTCCGATCGGCGGCTCGGGCCCTACTGGACCTCAGGGCCCCGTGGGAACTCAAGGCCCTCAGGGTGTTCCAGGCCCCATTGGACCAGCTGGACAGCCGGGTCCCGGTTTCAACTTCTTGGGGACTGTTGCCACATCCGCCGACCTCCCCACTTCCGCAACTCAGGGCGACGCTTACACTGTCACCGCCACCAACACGCTGTGGATTTATGATGGCACAGTTTGGAACGATGCCGGTGTGATTCAGGGGCCTCAGGGTGTGCAAGGCATTCCCGGACCCGCAGGCCCCGCTGGTGCAGTTGGCCCTCAGGGACCTGCTGGACCGACCGGTGCCACTGGCCCACAGGGACCTCAGGGGATTCAAGGTTTGCCCGGACCGACTGGTGCCACAGGAGGCGCCGGCGCCACAGGCCCTGCTGGACCCGTTGGCCCTCAGGGACCACAGGGACCTCAAGGTTTGACGGGACCCGCTGGTCCCGCTGGCGCTCCGACAATCATCGCCAGCAACCCGAATGGCGAAGTCTACGTGATGGCTCAGGGAAGCTATCCCAATACGGTGACATATGGCAGTGTTAATCTGCCTCTCGGAACGGTAGCATTCTTCATCACGGTTGATGTCAGTCTAAACTCCCCGATCGGAAATACTCCGGTAGTGGAACCCCAGCTCAATCTTTCCGCACCAGGCGGATATAGCTTGACAACATACTCCAACAGTTTGGCTTCTACTCGGGTCATTGATAACATCGTTAGTAGCATCCCAGCAAGCCAGTCCTGGGGCCAGTCGGGGCTCATCCCTACGCTTCAATACACGGTTAACTTCCAATTCACCGGTAGTAGTCCGCAAAATACCACCGATATTGGCTACGACTACACAATCATCTGCTGGTCATAATGGCAGGAATTCCCCAAAACCTCGGGGTGCCGACCGGCACCGTAATGTGGTCCGCCGCACCCGATCCGCCGGTGGGCTGGTTGCTGTGTGATGGGAGGTCCGTAACAGTGAATGACTACCCCGCGCTGTACGCCAACATTGGTAACACGTACGGTGGTGACGACTTCGCTTTTCAGTTGCCGGATCTCGTCGGCCGCTTCATCCTTTCGATTGGTGATCCGGGGAGGGATCCCTTCACCTACGCCGATGGCATCAATAAGGAACACGAGCATGGGATGTTTCCGGGCACAACTCACACTCACGGCGTGACGGACCCTGGCCACGAGCACCCTACATCGTCAGGCTCTCACATCCACTCCACGACTTCTAACCACGCTCACACCAATACGACGGACCACTTTCACAGAACGGCGTACAGCGGAGAGACAGGCCCTTACAAGTACGGATTCGTGACTCATGGATACACCTCTGCGAGCGATTCCGCGACGGAGAGCTACGCTCCTCTGCCCGGATCATATCCACGCGACCCACGAACTGACTTCTTCAAAACGGTGAAGTTGTCTTTTGATAGCCCTAGCTACACCAACCCCCGTGGTCTGACAGGGATCACGATGGTGAACACCAATGTGACTGGGACCACTGTAGAGATTGCCTTCACAGGAGTAACGCTCGCCCTTCAGTTCACGGAGATATTTTTGAGTCCCGCACTTTCGGACATGACTGTCGATCCCTTCGGTGTAGTTGGAGGGCCTCGGCCAAAGAATCTCGCCCTTCTGCCGATAATCCGGACCTAACATGCTTCCCACAAACGTCAGAATCGCGTCGGCACGATACAACAACCCTCAAAACTCCGTAGTCTTCGTCCTTCTGGACGACGGTGAGACGTGGTATGTGGTGCCGAACAATGGCTCAGGCCAGGCAAACGTCTTAGCCGCTTGGGTAGCTGGTGGCGGGAACATCGGCCCGTACGTTCCGCCAGTTCCTGGTGGTGTGGTTCCAGCGGGGTCACTTATCTGGTGGGCGAGCCCTTTTGTTCCAGCCGGGTATCTCTTCTGTGACGGTGCCGCCGTCAAACGTCGTCAGTATCAGAAGCTTTTCGCGGCCATCGGGGTAACTTTCGGTTCCGGGGACGGCTCGACAACCTTCAATCTTCCAGATCTGCGAGGCAGATATATCAGGGGTTGGGGGCCTGTGAACTCCCTTGAGCCCGATCGGCAATTCGGGAGTGTTCAGGAGAATCTCATCGGCCTTCATCGCCACACAATAACCGATCCGGGCCATACCCACTTCGTCAATGACCCGGGTCATCTTCACGCGGTCAATGACCCTGGCCACACTCACGTGGGCGATGATCCTGGCCACACTCACGCTGTGACGGATCCTCAACACACTCACACGATTGCAATGTATGAGGACAACCTAGTCTTCGGCATTCAGATAAGCTCTTCGGCCGCCGTCATCACCCCATACTTCGACAACAACGGTCCGATCTATAGCTACTACAGCCCAGATACGGTAAAAAGCTCCGCAGGTTTGACGGTGAACACCACTTCTGCGAATCTTCAAACTGCGGTGGGAGAAGCGAATGTGAACGATAAGATAGGCTTCACCAATCTGGTTGTGGATCCGGCTTCAACCAATATCGAGAGAACCGATTCCGAGGGCGGCTTCCGAACCGATCCTTACAACCTCGCCCTTATTCCCTACATTCGGTACTGAAATGACGCCAATCAAGCTCGTACAATACGCCGATCAGGAGCGGATTCTTCACTTCGTCCAGTACGTCGATGATGAGCACGCTTTTCTCCGCCTCGACGACGTAACAGAAGCTGGGGATCAGCTCCGTGCTTGGGTGGCAGCCGGCAACTCGATCGCGTCTTTTGAGCCGATCATCTCGGGTGGCGTCATACCGATCGCGTCAATCATGTGGTTTTGCTCACCCAGGCCACCCGAGGGTTACCTCCTCTGTGATGGTTCCGCAGTCGGACGGGCGGCGTACGCCCAACTCTTTAGAGCCATTGGCACCATCTACGGATCGGGTGACGGCGTCACCACATTCAACCTTCCGAATTTGGTCGGGCGTTTCTGTCGTGGGTGGGGTCCAGTCAGTCCGTTAGATCCGACTCGCGAGTTCGGCTCTTATCAGGAAGACGGTGTCGGTCTCCACACTCACAATATCCAACCCATAATACACACTCACACTCTAACAGATCCCGGTCACATCCACGGTGTCACAGATCCTGGCCATATTCACGAAATCCTCGATTTCGGCCACAATCACACTGTGACGGATCCCGGCCACGAACACATCATCGATCAGGTGACTCACACGGGATGGGCCGACTTCTTTAGCCGGTCCAACTCTGGTCTGCTAAGGATGGATTTTGGCTCCCTTGACCCCTTCTATAGAGAGGTCAATTTCATCCTCTCAACGATGTCGGCGAATATGAACGTCGCCGTTGACCCCGCTAATCTCTTTTTGGCGAATGCCCAATCCAACGTGATCACTTCGGACGCATTCACAAATATCTCCATCGACCGTGCGCAAACAAATATCCCGTTTTCCGCTCCCGTAGGCTCATCGGAAACGCGGCCCAACAACATCGCACTGCTTCCCGTCATCCGTTACTAGGGTAAAAGTTCCCTAACTGAGCCATCCCCCTTACCGCCGAGCGCATGGCATTCACACCCTATAACTTTCCAAACAACCCCTTTGACGGTCAGGTGTATCCTGACCCAGCCATCCCTGGTACGTTCCAGTACAAATGGGTGACGAACAAGGGGGTGTGGGTTTTGATTTCCGGAGCCGTACTTCAGGTTCTGGGCAATGAGCCTATCGTAATTACCGGGACTGCCTCAGTCCCTGTCGTCAATATCCGGCCAGCCACTATAGCCTCCGCCGGATCTCTGTCGGCGGCTGACAAGCAGAAATTAGATACGTTGCCAGCGAGTATCGGCACCGTTAAGTCCGTGAATACCGGCGTCGGTCTAACAGGAGGTCCCATTACGACTTCCGGCACGATCTCACTTCTTCCGCCTTCGGGTCCCAACATCGGCGGTGTGAAAGCGGGATCTGGTGTCACCATCCTTCCGGACGGCACACTCACCGCTCTGTCGGGTGTTACGAGCATCACGGCCGGTGTTGGTCTCGGCGGTGGCACAATCTCAACCACCGGCACAATCTTCCTGCGGCCACCCGCGGGAGGAAACATTGGCGGTGTGAAGGCGGGCAATAACATCACCATCGCGTCGGACGGAACCATCAGTGCGGCTGGTGGTCAAGGTGCCACGGGCGCTTTCGTTATCCTGGACAATATCGCTCCGCTGTTTGACGGTGGACGCACCCAGTTTCCGCTCACGGTGAACGGCGGCCTTCAGACCGTAACGCAGCCCGCCAACCTGTTCATCGTTCTCGGCGGTATTCTCCAGCCTACACCCGCCACTTTCACGGTTATCAACAACGAGGAGATCAAGTTTGTAGCTGCTCCACCCATTGGAACTACGTTTAGTGGGAGACTGTTCGTTCCCAACGGTCAGTCCTTTCAGCAGATCGACGACATCTCGTCCCAGTTCAATGGGGTGAATACATCATTCGGACTGCGAGTTGGCGGACAGATCTACAACCCCGCCTCCGCCGCCTCGTTGTTCGTGGCCGTTGGTGGCGTTCTCCAAACACCTAATCAGGCTTACTCGTTGAGTGGAAGCAATATAGTGTTCTCGTCTCCGCCTCCAGCTGGGGCCACATTCAACTGCCAGGTGCTAGGTATCTAATATGGCCCTTGAGTTCCCAGCAAGTCCAAGTGACGGCCAGCTATATCCTAATCCGGCCGTCCCAGGAGTGCAGCAATACAAGTGGAATGCCGCTAAGGGAGCGTGGGAAACCCTTCAACTTGGAGTGGTTCAGGCGGTAACGGGCACCTTCCCGATTGGAGTGAGTGGCGCGGTTCAAACTCCCGACGTAAACATCGCGCCTGCCACAGCTGCCACTCCAGGTTCGATGTCAGCGGCCGATAAGGCTAAGCTCGACAGCCTCAATCCAAATGCTTCAGTGCAGGCCGTCACGGCGGGAACGGGCCTGGGAGCTCCGAACAGCGGCGACACCATCACAAATCGTGGAACGATTCGTCTTCTCCCCGCCAATGACACTACGATCGGTGGTGTGAAGCCGGGGCCCGGGGTCAGCGTTCAGACGGACGGCTCACTAATCCTCGATCCACCGACCGCAATTGAGATTGGGGGAGTCAGGGCCGGAGCTGGAGTTTCCATTACTCCCGAAGGTGTAATATCTCTCGCGACCGGGTCAACATTCAAGGTATTGGACAATATAGGCACCTCTTTTGATGGCACACGCCTGTCATTCCAACTGACAGTCGGTGGTGTACCATTCACTCCCCCTTCCGCTTCTGCGCTCTTGATATTTGTTGGAGGTATCTTTCAGATTCCTGGGCAAGCATTCAACGTCGGAGGAAACCAAATTCAGTTCACTTCTGCACCCGCGGCTAACCTGACATTCTACGGAGTATCTCTAACCTAATGGCTTACATCTTTCCAGTAAACCCAGCTGACGGTCAGCTTTACCCGGTGCCAGCCATCCCAGGCTCACTCCAGTATCAGTGGAGTCAGTCATTGGGTGTGTGGCTGATTTATTCTCCCCTCGGAGTGCAGTCCGTCTCCGGCCTTCTCCCCATCGTGGTGTCGGATGGGACGAACAACGCCACCGTTAGCATCCTTCCAGCCACACTTAACAACGCTGGCTCGATGTCGGCGGAGGATAAGGAAAAGCTAGACAACATTCCACCGGATGCCAACACTGGCACCGTGAAGCAAATCAATACGGGCTTCGGATTGACGGGTGGTCCTATCACGACGACAGGCACCATCGATCTTGAACCGGCTACGAGGACCACTGAGGGTGGCGTCATCATCGGGGAGAACATCGATGTCGATGCAGCTGGTGTGATCTCCATCCCCGCCGCACGTTTCGGCGTCACCAGCATCAACGTCGGCCCCGGATTGGTGGGCGCACCCTCACCCATCGTCAACACGGGCACTATCTCCGCAGCGTTGGCCACTCGTCTCACAGTGGGCGCAGTGCGTGTAGGCTCCGGCCTTAGTGTGGCCGCCGACGGCACCCTCTCGTTGGCTGGATCACTTCAGTCGGTGGGAGTTTTAGCATGGGGGACTATTGGCATCACAGCTGGTTCTCCCTACACTTTCACACTGAGAGAGGGTTACAACATCTCGGGCATTACTTGGCTGTCAGGTACCCAACCACGTGTTGTGGTCTCCTTCCAAAATGCTTTGGCGGATAATCTCTACGGTGTGTTTCTGACTGCTCGTGTGAGTTCGTTTGGATCTAGTTTGGCGCTAAAGCAGGTCAACCAACTGATCAACTTCTCTTTCAAGACGACAGTTGACGTTCAGCTTAACGCTGTCACTTTCACCACTCTCGATAATACCGCCCAAGGAGGCACCATCACTTGGAACTCTTGGGGTGACATCTCAGAGTTCGACATCATGATCATCGACACCGCCACCTTCTAATGAACGTCATCGTCTACGGCACGTACAATTCTACCGTCTCTTACTTGAACGTGGTGTCAGCAGGCGCCGACGATCTAGAGACTTTCGCATTCAAATACCTAGAGCCTTTTGGTATCCCCTACCAAATTGTGGACCAGATGGATATTCCACCGTCCCCATACATTAGTAATGCTCAGACGGTGGATGCGAGTGTTTCACCACCGACATTCGACTGGGTTCTGGATGAGGCTCAGAGGGCCGCTACTAACTACAATGCGCAGTACTGGCAGGCGCAGTACAACGAGGGATTGCTGGGCCTGAGCATCACCAACGATTACCAACTCCAGCTCGCGATAGCCACGCCTGAGGGTGAGAGAACTGCGGATCAAGTGGCGGCTGTGGAATTCCTTAGCGGGATCAACGGCCTCCAACAGAGTGTCCAAGACCAAATCGATGCAGCCACTTCGGGAGCAGAACTAATCTCCATCCTAAATCAGCTCGGGTAAAACGTATAGAGGGATTTACAGATGGCATTCGTCAAAGCTCAATTTATGGAGCCGCCTGGAAGCGGCACAGGTGCTACTCCAATCGGCGCCGTGAAGGCTGGCCCGGGGGTGTCTATTGCTCCAGACGGCACCATATCTTCCACTGCCAGCGGGGGCACCATCAGTAATGTCGTTCCCAGCAATGGCATTCAGGGTGGTGGAACAGGGCCAACAGTGTTTCTGGGTCTTCTGCCTCCTCAGGGAACCTCGCTTGGTGGCGTTAAAACGATCGATGGATCAGGTATCTCGATCGATTCCGACGGTGTCATTCGCTCCGTAGTGAATGTGCAGATCACTGGGGGTCCTGGAATCAATGTTGTGGATCTCGGTGGCGACGCTTACTCGATTTCGGCTTTGGCGGCCACCAACTCGGTTTTGGGCTCTGTCATTGTTCCAGCGAGCGCAACCAGCGGCCTTAGTCTGGCTCCAAGTGGAGCCCTAACTCTCCGTCCGGCTTCGTCTCTGTTTATCGGTGGTATTAAGCCAGGGACGGGCTGCACTGTTTTGCCAGACGGAACACTGAACGCTACTGGATCCGGTGGAACTATCACTGGCGTCGGTGTTGGCACTGGATTGGGCGGTGGTGGAACTACCGGTGCCGTCACACTATTCCTCCAACCTGCTGGAACAGGAGCCGCCAACAACATCGGTGGGGTGTATGCGGGTGATAACGTAACCATCGCTGCTGATGGTCGTATAAGCGCGACCACAACATCAACGGGCGTGCAGTCGATCACCGCCACACCCGGCGGATCTATTAACATCACGGGCACTTCGGCAAACCCGAGCATCGGCGTAGTTAGTGCCTCCACCACCGTTGCCGGCTCCGTTCAACTCATCAACTCGACCACCTCCTCTCAGGTCGACGGATTTGCCGCCACTCCCAACTCGGTTAAGATCGTCGCAGACGCCGTCGTCACAAAGCTCCCCTTAGGCGGGGGGATAATGACGGGCTCCATTGACTTCGTAGCCGGTCAACCTTTCCCCGGAGTGATCCCTGAGTCGTCATTCACTCAACTTGGTGGGATTCTTGTCGGCTCCTCTTTGGCGCCGGGATATGGTCAGCTTACCGTTGGAACTGACGGTCAGGTTTTGGCCGCTAACTCCCTAGCGCCACTGGGAGTGGAGTGGGTCTCTGCCGGTTCCGGAACTGTTTCGAGTGTCACAGGCACGGCCCCGGTTCAAGTGGCCACTGGCACCACAACCCCGGTCATTAGCGTGGACGCCGCGAGTACGACGGCCGCTGGTATCGTTCAGCTCTTCGATGGAGTTGGAAGCACCTCCACTACGACCGCAGCCACGCCCAACTCTGTTCGTCAAGCCTACGATCTGGCCGCCCTACAGCTTCCGCTGTCTGGCGGAACAATGACTGGCAACATCACCTTCACTGGAACTCAGACATTCCCCGGAACTTTGCCACTCGCAGGTGGTACGATGACCGGAGACATAGTGTTCAACACCGGTCAGACATTCGCGGGCACGCTGCCACTGGCTGGTGGTACGATGACCGGCGCTATCACATTCGCCGCCGGTCAAACATTCACGGGCACGCTGCCACTGGCTGGTGGCACCATGACTGGAGCGATCACATTCGCTGCCGGTCAGACGTTCCCCGGAACAATCTCCGCAACTCTGCTGGATGTCACAGGCGACATCGTTTTCGCATCCGCCGCTAACACTCCAGCCTCTCTCCCAATTGGCACCGCTGGTTCGATTCTCGCTGTCAATGCGGGTCTGCCCGCTTGGCGCACGGCCGCTCAACTTGGCCTACTGACAAGTGCGGCTGCCGCAACCACCTACGCTCCGCTCAACAGCCCGACCTTCACAGGGCCCGTTACAGTCAACGCCGGCGGATCCGGTGGTTCCAATGCGCTCATCGTTAGCGGGGGAAGCTTGATTCTGTCCACAACCTTCACCCCTGGTTCGTCAACTGATACGGGAAGCACGGGTGAGATTTCGTGGGATGCCAACTACCTCTACATTTGCACCGCTCCCAACACCTGGGGACGCATTGCGATTGACTCGACTCCGTTCTGATAACCGATGGCTCTGCTAAACTTCCCAGACAATCCGCTGGACGGGCAACTCTACCCGAATCCTTGCCCTCAAGGGGTGACCCAGTATCGCTGGGACACCAGTACTGGCATCTGGCGGATTGTCGGAGTGGCCACCGGAGTCCTTCCTGGAACCTACGGTAATGACGCCACCGTTGGCCAATTCACGGTCGATGTTCAAGGAGTCATAACCGACGCTCAGAACGTGTCGATTAGAGCAGCCTCCGTCGAGGATACCGGAATAGTTCAGCTCAACGATAGCACCAGTTCTTCCAATACCACTCAAGCTCTGACCGCCAACGCCGGTAAGAAGCTTCAAGATCAGATCGGAAATCTGGATAACTGCACCGTCCCAGATCGTGCTAATGTCGTTCAGGCCCTGAATGACCTACAGGCACAGACCGTTCAGCTTCAGACGGATGCAGCCATCTGGTGTGGCTATTACAATGCCGAGGCGGGAGCTATCTCCTTTGTGAGCGTCATCGGTCAGCGTCTTGGCTATCAGGTGGGCACGAAGTTGCCAGTTCCATCGAATAGGAATGGTGGCGACTTCTTCATCGTCAATAAGACGGGTAATCCCTACATTGCCGGCGACTATAATGCGCCGCAAGTTGTCTGTGAATCTGGCAACTGGATCATGTCGGAGACGGTCAAGTGGTCTGAGGTGCGAGCCTTGGGCAACCTCACCGCCTCGGACATCGCATACACTCCGACGGCTCCGCTCACCGCGATCAACGTTCAGAACGCGATCTTCCAACTCCAGCAGTTGCTGAGAACTTCTGTGGGAGGGGCGACGATCTCCGAGACGAAGCCGCTGAACGCCTATCCCGGCCAGCTCTGGTGGGATAACTCGGACGGCACTCTCTACATCTTCTACATCGACTCCAGCGGTTCGCAGTGGGTGGAGTTGAATACTGCCCCCTAGGGTAAAAACACCTCAGGAACCCGTACCCATCTCATCAAGTTATGCCCCTAAGTAATGCACAACTTATGGTTCCCCCAAATGGCCCTGGGGTTAGAGGGGCCGTTAAGGCGGGAAGCGGTATCACCATTGATGCTGTCACGGGTGCTGTCTCGGCGGACTTAAACGCTTTTTGTAGCCGGATTCTCCCGGGCGATAACATCACGATCCTGCCGAATCCAGGACTCGGCCAAGTAACGATATCTGCCACTATCGCCCCAGACCCGACCAAACTGCTCCCGGTTGGAACAGTTATGACGTTCTTCCAAACCGGCGCTCCTCCGAATTGGATCACGGAACAACTCGGGACGCGGATGCTTCGAGTTGTTTCCACAGCCGGCGCCGGTACAGGCGGTAGTCAGGCATGGGATGCTGTCTTCAGCTCAAAAACTTTCACTGGCTCCGTCTCTCTCAGTGGGGTTAACGCGTCTGGAAACACGACAAGCGCCTCACAGGTGGCAAGTGGATCGATCTCTTTGGGGGGACTGTCTTTAGGAGCCACCTCAGTTTCCACGGCTCAAATCGCCTCGCACAACCACAACTACCAGCCAAGACCAGCAGGCGGTAACAAAATGGGCCAGCAGCAGGGCATTCAAGATAACCAGGGTGATACCACAAGTGCTACGGGATCTAGCGGTGGTCACTCTCACTCTCTTTCGGGAAGCGGCTCATTCTCTGGAAACTCCTACAGTCACGATCACTCCTTCAGTGCTCCCGTCACCGGTAACGCCTCATTCAGCGGAGGCAGCTTCGACTTCTCCGTCCAATACATCGATCTGATTGTCTGTAGAAAACTCTCCAACTAGGGGTAAAACTCTCATGCATCTGTCGGAACCGCTTTACTCTCGACCGCTATGGCCCTAAATCTAGCCCAACTGATGCAAGCCCCTGGAGGTCCTGGGGTTATTGGTGCCGTGAGAGCAGGCACTGGGATCTCGATATCTCCGGACGGTGCGATTAGCATCAACCCAGCAGAGGTGGTTTCTGAGATCCGCGCCGGGAATAACATTACGATCAGTCCCAGTTCTGGCGTTGGAACGGTGACGATCAACGCTTCTGCGTCTGGCTCCGGTGACTTTCCTGCCGGCACCGTGACAATGTTCATCCAGGCTTCGGCTCCCGCCGGATGGACTCAGGTCACCACGCAGAATAACAAAGCGGTGCGTGTAGTTAACAGTAATGGTGGCGCTACAGGCGGCGCCCAGCCATTCACATCAGTATTCACATCTGTTCCCGTAACTGGTAGTGTTTCTCTCTCCGGTCTCTCAGCGAGTGGGGGAAGTACCAACACCGTTAACCAGACGCCGTCTGGTAGCATCAGTCTTTCGGGTTTGAGCGTTGGTGGTACGTCTATCTCTACTAATGAGCTGCCTTCCCACGTTCACAACTATCAGAAAAGACCTGCTAACGGTGGCAAAATGGGCCAGCAGCAGGGTGTGAATGACCAGCAGGGCGATAATACAGGTGCGGCTGGAGGTAGCGGAAGCCACACCCACTCCGCGTCCGGTTCGGGTTCCTTCAATGGTAACAACCAGAGTCACTCCCACTCCGTTTCTGGAGTGTCCGTGAGTGGTAGCGCTTCCTTCAACGGAGGAACTCTCAATTTGGCCGTCCAATACGTAGACGCTATCCTCTGCGCTAAATCCTAACGACAACTATGGCGAAGAAAACCATCTGCCCACTCCTAAGGAAACCTTGCATCGAAGAACAGTGTGCATGGTGGGCGACAGTCCGAGGCTACGACATCAATACGGGCAAAGACGTTGACAATCAACTCTGTGTTGTCAGCACCATGCCGATGTTGCTTATAGAAAACTCGGCTCAACAACGAAGCACGGCGAGCGCAGTTGAAAGCCTTCGGAATGAGTCCATAAACCGCACAGACATCACCAACAAACTTCTTGCCAATGTGGTTGTGGGAGCTATAGTATCAGAGCTTCCATCAACTGACGTTCCTTTCGCTGAATTGCCCCCTTCGTAACATGGCTCGCTACACTTTATTCCCTGGAACTGGAGACGCGCAGATCGACGGTTACCTGGCACAGGATGTCGACTACGTAGGCATTGATCCCACCATTCACTGTGTCCAGTGGTACGATACCATCGGACAGATTGAATACGTTGGCGATGTGATGACCGGCGCCAAACCTCAAAATGAGGACATCACAGACATCACCCCATATCTTCCTTACATCACCAGCGCTCAGGCTATCATCGACGCCTACCTGAATCCCCAGATCTTCTACTCCACTAGCGATTCTACGCTGTTTAACGGCTCTACGGTTCCTTTGGGGAACGAGATCGCTATCACCACTGTTGGTGGCATCCCACCGGCGACAACAACAGATTTGGTCCCTCCCACTCCGGAGGACTTCCAAACTCTCTACTGGTTTAACGACAGTGAGTGGGTTGTCTCAGGTGTGAACCCGAATCTGAATCTGGCTGCCGCTCAGGCTAGTCTCATCACTCTGATCCAGACCTCGGCCACCGAGCAGGCTGATCTTCAGGCCCGAATCTACTCGATGTACCAACTGAGCATTGAGGCCTCGCCGGGAACACTTCCCACCGCGGATTATGCCGGTATCGACCTGGACACCTACCAGGCATACATCGACGGCGAAGTGAGCGCCATGACGGCCACAGTGAACGCCGCCACCACAGTGCCCCAGCTCTACAGCTTCGATTGGCGTGTTGAGGGTGACCCCAACGCCTAAAAATCGAGATCGATCTCATCCTCTGCTTGGGGCTTGAACGTCCCGAGCAACTCCACAGGCGTAGCGTATCCCGCTGCGCCTTTTGATCTATTTGCCTTCGCGCACACCACCGCGAGCCTCGCGTGCTCAAGGTGCCACTCCTTCCACGACTCCCACAGCGCGTCGTCCTTGATCCTCTTCCCAGTCGGCGGCCCACAGAGTATAATGTCCGCGTACGTCAGCATGTTATGGTTCACCCACTCGTCCGCAAGCTGCGCGAAGGGCTTCCCGTGGTGGTCGATGTCGACCCTCGTCCCCTTCCTGAGAAGGCGCCCCGTCACCAGGCACTCGATCGGGTAGCTCGTGGTCGCCTTGTAATCACGGAGCTGTTGCTCCACCCCACGGCGCATCGCTGCCTTGACGGTGTTGAAATGCTTCTCCTCTAGGGTTGCAGTGGTGGCGATCTTTTTGGTAGGATATAGCGCCTCGATGAGTTTCGCCTTCGGGACGGGTTGCCTGGAGCCACCACCCTCGAGGGAGATCATCTTCACTCGTCTCCCGCCCGCCATATCGAAGTAGCGGAGATACACCTGCGTGTCGGTTTTCTGTGCGAGTTTCTCCCACCGCGCCGCGAGTCTGCAAACGCGGAGGATAAAGTCGCGCGGTTCGCCGATGAGGCGGGAATTCGCGCGATTGTTGTCGATGATGCGGCCCACCTTCTGAGTGAATTGGCCCTTGTTTAGGCCGAGGGTTTCCTGAGGGGTCATGCGGCTACAGTAGGTCTGTAGAGAGTGTTACCCAACACCATGTGAGCCACAAAACATCCGTGCCCGCCGAGGAACGGATCTACTCACCCGACTACCGTGAGGTGCTCGAACCATTCGAGGACCAACTCGTTGAAGTCACGGGGAGGATAAAGGAGTTTCGTCAGCACCCCAGAAAGAAACACTTAGAGACCGTTCTCCTTGTCAACCTCATCGTGACACCTATGCCCCTAGGGGAATCCGTGCCGCTCACACATCTCTGGTGTTTGACGCGGCACTTGAAACGTTTGGGAATCCCTTTGGAACAGAATGAACGAGTGAAGTTTACGGGCAGTGTGTACGCGTATCACCGCCTCGGTGGCAAAAGTAAGTCACGTGGGCTGAAAGGCACACACGACTTTTCAATTCTCCCTGTTGGAGCATGAAGATCGAAATCTACGACCTTTGGCGTGGAGGACGCACCGTCTACTATTGGACCCTCTATGATGGCCCCGATGGTATTGACAAAGTGTGTGGCTACGCCACCAGCCTCGAAGAGGTGGTGACCAAAATACTTGACTGGAGGCAACGCATCGCCAATGACTACATCAACTCCCTCACCCCAGACGAACTCGGCCAAGCAGTCCGCGAAGCAGTGGGCAGTGGACCGACTGGCGGATCCGAACACGGTGATCATCGACCTGGAGTCGACGGGGATCCTGAGGCAGGACCCGAACACTGAGATCGTCCAGTTGAGCGTCATCAACACCGCTGGCCGTCCCATCCTCACCATGATGCTGAAACCGGATCGTCCCATGGGCGAGGAGGTTCAGGCCATTCACGGCATCACCAACGAGATGGTGCAGGATAAGCCGTTTTTCCTTCAGGTGGCCAAGGTCATCAGCGCATACCTCGAGGGCAAGCACGTCATCGCCTACAACGCGGACTTCGACATCGCCCTGCTGATGCACATGTTCGACAAGTACCAGGAGCCTCGACCGAAGCTGGCCGCCGCCTCGTGCGCCATGGATCAGTACTCGGCGTGGGTCGGCGAGTGGTCGAAGAAAAAGAATGACGTGAAGTGGCAGAAGCTGCCGAATCTAAGCGGCATGGGGAGCCACGACGCTCTCTCCGACTGCATCTCCACACTGAAGGTGATGCAGAAGATGGCCGGCCTCTTCGACGAGGCTACAGAGAACGCAGATCTCATCGAACTGGACTTTTGACATGACCCAAACCAAATTCGTCTTCAGTTACACCGAACTCAGTGATTTCAGCCATCCGACTGAGATCACGATGGAGATGCCCGAGCGCGTCATTGATGAGATGTGCGAGTACTTCCAGCGGTTTTTGACCGCCGCAGGCTATATCTTCGATGAGGGTGAGACTATTCGGTGCGTGCCTCGTAAGATCAACACTCCCGATTATCAGGGTCGTCTCAACGATATACTTTTCAACACCTCCGACGGTTTCTATCCTTACACTTCTTCCGACCCTAAGGACCACATCCCTGTTGACTTCAATAGCGGTGTCCGTGGCGGTATGGCCGACGACATTATCAAATTCTGATGGAAAACACCAACCCCTGGCTCATCGAAGGCTCCAGCAAAGCGCGACTGGTGAGCCACACCCCCGATCCTGAGGCCATAATGGGCTACATCGCTCGTGTGACCTCCAAGGATCAGACGAATCCCAATGTCGATCGTCTCCTCAGATACTGCGCCAAACACGGTCACTGGTCGGTGTTCGAGCAGGCGAGCATGACGGTGGAGGTGGTGACCCCCCTTGCCATTGCCGTGCAGCTTCTGCGTCATCGAAGTTTTTGCTTTCAGCAATTCTCCGGACGGTACGAGGACCAGCAGGAGATGAAGAACCACACCGACGGACTGTCGGCGCACTTCAACATGTTCTACGTGCCGGAGGAAGCGCGTGTCCAGGATCCTAAAAACCGACAGAACAGCATACCAGCTGGTCACGGAGACCTCACCGATGAGATGTGGGGCACTATGTCCACCGCTTACACGGTCGCGACTCAGTGCTACAAGGATCTTCTCGACCGTGGAATCGCTAAGGAGGTCGCAAGATTCGTTCTCCCGCAGGGCGTTTATAGCCGTCTGTACGTTACAGGTTCTTGCCGCAGTTGGATCCATTACATTGGGGTGCGTGATGACGAGGGTGTCGCTCAGTTCGAGCACGTCGAGCTCGCCCGAGCCTGTAAGTCGGTCTTCGCAAATGTCTTCCCAACGGTTTACGGCTCCCTAGACTGGAGCTACAATAAGGGTGTTGACGAAACCGAGCGCCTCAGGAAGGAAGTCATTGAGCTTCGTTCCGAGATCGCCGTACTCAAAGCGAAATCAGAATGACAGTCAGGGCTCTCCCCACGCGGACAAAACTCGAGGAAGTGTTTGAGCTGGAGCGGGAGCCCGCACCACTCGTCGTCGTCGACTTTCACGTGTACGCACACGACATCATGAGGTGGTACACCGACAAGGTGGCCAAGCTCGTGTCCGAGGAGGTGGCGAAGAAGCTCCTTCGTGCCGCGTGGGCCGCAAAAATCCAACGTGGTCCGGACATGTTACCGCGCCACTCCTACCGCTACGTCATCGTCGCCGACTCACGTTATCGCGACACCGGCAACTACTGGCGTGACAAGTTCATGACAGAGTCTGAGGTTGTCTCCCAAGCTTGGGACAACTACGCTGAGGCGCAGAACGTCCCACGAGAGACGCTGAAGACGAGTTACAAGGGCACTCGAGGTGAGAAGACGGACGACTTCTGGCTGGTGTTCAACGCTGGAATGGATTACTGTCAGGAGTATTACGGTGTCTTCACACACGAGGGTTACGAGGCTGACGACTTCGCGGGTGCTATCTATCGAGCTTCCCGAGATAGGACCGAGGACATCGTCCACCGACGGCAGATCCTCCTCTCCACTCTCGATAGGGACTGGTCCCAGCTCGTTGACGAGTCGCATCGAGTTTACTTCGCGAACACGCGTGTTCCCTTCCCCGCTGAGAAGATCCAGGAACGTCTTGTCGGTGAACTTGGCGTCAAGGAGCACACAGCTCACAAGATGGGGTTTGATCTGGACCACCCTAAGAATCTCGCTGAGTACAAGGTTCTTCATGGTGACATGGGCGATAACCTTCCACCCGGCTCGCCAAAGTGCCTCTTCGACCTGTGTGACGCCAACCCTGATTGGAACATCGAGACTGTCTTTCAGGATTACGGAACCCTTCTGGAGACACTCAACGATCCCAACGCCAACTCCCGACCCGACCACTTCGACTCCTCACTGCGGGCCTTCGCCACAGTAGGCATCGAGGCACCATTCAAGCTGTAGGGTAAAAACACCATACGAAATGTCGTGTGGTATGCACAGCCTCGACAATCAATACCAGGTTCAGGCACTGCGCGCCGTCCAGACCCTACTACAGGGTTCGGGCGGCGTCTTTTCGCGTATTCCTGAATCCTACGCCAACCACCTCGCTCACGACTACAGCGACGGTTCGGTATCACTACTGAGTAAGATCAACACTTTTGAGTTCAGTCCGGAACTGGAGGACTGGCAGATCGGCGAAGCGATCGAAACGCTCTCGAAAGCGGATCCCGCCGACTGGCCTTCCCTCGACGACATCGAGTCGATTGATCTCGACCGAGTCTACCACGGCGACCGGGGAGTCCCCCGCTTCGACGACTTCAGCGACTACGCCGAGGTGTCGGACATGGAGTACGGCAACAAGGTGGCGCGCATGTTCAAGTCGGCCATCGAGTCCGTCTTCGGACAGGAGGTTGATCACGTGGGCACCTCGAAGGGTGAACCGCCAGGGAAAAACAATCAATACTGTAAGGACGGCGACTCCTTCCGTGGCACATTCGAGCACGATGAGAAGAAGTTCGAGTTCGAACTGTGTAAGGACGAGAACGACGAGTGGCACCTTTCCTATCGTCTATCAAAAGACTCCCGCGACAAACTGTTCAAGCCAGCGGCCGAAACGAAAGGGAAGAAGAAGTAATGGCCCGACGTTTCGACTCCATCAGTGGTGGACTGGTTGACACGATCGTCGCCAGTGTAGGCAGCTCCGTCTCCGAGACCGTCCAGAGCGCTGTGAGTGGTAAGCAGGCGAGCTTCAGCATCAATTCCGTGCTGGGAGGCGCCGTTCAAGCCTCGTCCGGCTACGCACTGAATGCGGGCCAGAACTACATCCTCAATCAGCTTGGCTCGAGCCTCGGCAACACGCAATTCGGTGAACTCTCCACTTCCATCGTCACACAGGTGGCGGCGGCGGGTCTGAGCCAGGCGACGAGTTTCATCAGCCAAGCGCTCCCCAATCCGTTTATCGGCGGGGGTAGCAGCAATGTCACCACAGCGGGGTTGGCCACCATAGCTTCCAAGTCCAGCATCAGCATTCCGGACAGTGTCGTCTCCACACTCGAGGACGCGGACTACGGCGGGATTGCTTACACGGTTCAAGACATCACCTTTACGCTCACCCCGGCCGAAGCAGGCGCCCAAGCTCAACAACCACCTCAAACTGGGCCTAAAATCCCTCTTGATGTAGCCTTCAATCCAAACGTCGATCTGAGCAATAGCGCGATCAAGGCGTTCAAAGGGAACGTAGCACTTAGTGGTCCGGCTACAGGATTTGATTTCAATAGGACGGCGGACCTCGTTAAGGTTGCTCCGCCGACCACCAAGCTCGCGCAGCCTCTCTGGTGATGGCAGACTACTCCTCATTTAACAATGCGGCGATCGGTAGCTACTTCAATAGCACCGGTTTGGGCAATGTCGCCTTTGACCCAAAGGTGGCTGACGCGCTTAAGAACACCGACTTTAGTAAGTACTCGGTGGGTGGTGTTCCCGACTTCGGTGGTGACGTCCTGAGTTCAAACCCCGTCTCCGCAAATTCCGACGCGTGGGTATTTATCACGGCTCCGGGCTCCGTCCAGTGGAACGTCAACGCCAATGTCGAACGGGTCGACATCTTCGGCACCAACACACCACCAGTGGTCGCCTCCTCACGTGGGATGCGGGACCTCCAACTGACAGAGGCATTGATCGAGGGGTTCACCCTGGGCAAATCCGTTCAGAAGGAGCTCGATAACCTCGAGAATCTGATGAATGTGGAGGTGAATAGCGAGAGCGGCTTCGTGTCGGTCCCCGTCTACAACGTGTCGGCGGGTGGCAAATCCTACGGCCTCTACGTCATCGAGTCGATAGACGTCGAGGAGCAGATGCGTGACCTTCAGGGTAGGGCGACACGTGCTATGGTGGGTGTAGCCCTCAAGCAGGTTCCGAAATACCAGGTAGGGAGCGGTATCGATCAAGCGGGATCTTCCACAGCCGGTCAAGCTCTCGATTCCTCCAAGTTCACTCAGGCGGACAAGCAAGCGGCGAACGTCGCCAAAGATAAGGGGAACACACCGTCAAACGCCACCGCCCAGGCCGCGGCGAACTCACGTACTGGAGGAGGCGCGGCTGGGAACAATCAGCCTGTGGCGCCAATTGACCCCACTCGAAGACAGCAACAGTCCACAGGCAGGTGATGAAAAATGGCTGAGAATACGCAAACATTCATACTTGTCGGTGATTTTAAGGATAACATCACCCCAAGTCTGGCGAAGCTTGATCGCCAACTAAACTCGCTGACAAAGAGTTTCGAGAAGCTCTCCTCCAAACTCAGGCCGATCAGCAAAGAGTTCGGCAATATGGCGGGTGCTGCGGAGAGGATGGCCGACGCGCTGAAGAATCAGCGTGGAGCCTTCGACTCCAATGTTCGCGCGATGCAGCAGTACCGGCGTGAAGCTGGTAAGGTGAAAGCGGCCAATGATGCCCTCGCTAGAAGTGGTGGTCGTGGTGGTCGTGGTGGTGGTGTTCCGCCAGGTGGACTACCCCCAGGCGGATTACCGCCAGCGGGCCGAGGTCGTGGTGGACGTGATAGCTTTGCGGCGGCGGCTGGTGGCTTCGTAGCCGGAGAAGGCCTCGCCAATATGATGACGGGCGCCATCGTGAGGGGTTTCCAGATGGGAACCAACATCATGATGAAGCCGTTCCGCTACGGTGCGAACGCTATCGGTGAGAGAATCAAGGACGAGATGTCGGACATCTCCTCCGCTGGTGGCATGTTCGCGGTGGACAAGCGGGATAAGCTCGGTGTGTTCAAGAGCTTTGACGACGCACGTAACTTCCAGGAGCAACTGAACGCCCGACTGGCGAAGTCCGCCGCCGCACTACCCGGTGAGACCGCCGAGTACGTGCAACAGGCGAAAATGATGACCGACTCGATGATGATCGCGTTCGGTAAGAATAAAGAGGGGTTCATGAAGTTCGCCAAGGAACTTGACTCCACTGTCACTAACGACCGTGATGCTCTCGGCTTGGTGACTCAGAAGTTCACTGAGAAGGCGGTTCTCCTCGGTAAGGGAAGTGGCGGGAGCAGCGCCTACGGTGTTCCCCAGATTCTTGAGATGTTGGTCTCTCAGGAGAAAGTGAATGTTCAGGCGTTCAGACGTTTCAGCGCCTACCAATCCAACCCACTCCTCAAGAATTCACTCGAGGCGGCGGAAGCCGAGTTGAAAAAGACGGGCGCGAACAGCGCCGAGCGTCTTCGTGTCATTCAGAAGGTGCTTGATCAGGCCGTCCCGAATGACGTGGTGATGGCCATGCAGAACTCCGCCGATGGTATCTACCAGGCGGTGAAGTCCGCATTTCTTGACCCCGAGGCCGGTCTTTTGGGCTTCGGGAGAAAGCTTGACAAGATAAAAGTCGCCGCTCGGGACTCTCTCGGTCGATTCGTGAATGACGCCGGTGAGGTGGTGGAGACTGCGGCCCAAGCGGCTCAGCAGAGCGCGTCACTTTTCGGCCTGCTTCGGGACATCGTCGGTGGATTCGTCCTCCCCCTCACAGGACTCACCGACATCCTCCCACAGCTGTATGATCCGCTAGCGGGAATTGCCGATCAACTTACCGGATTCCGTAATGTAGCTCAGGACTTCTACAAGAACTTTAACGCCTACACCTCGTGGTTTGAGCAGTATTCCGCGGATCTCGATAAAGAGGGCAATAAGAAGAAGGGCACGATGATTCGTGAGTCGAAGAAGGCACGTGGAGCTCTGGCGTCCATCAATAACCTTCTCGCCGCGTTCGGGGCCATTGATGACAGTGAGTTCAAGAAGAACGCTGACGCTCTCAAGAACGTAGACACGAGCAAGCTTGGCGAGATGGCCAAGACGATGTTCGGTCAACTCTTCGACTCCGACTTCATGAAGGGGCTAGGTGAGATGATCGGTTCGGTCGTCGGATCCACCATAAAGGCGGTCGGTGACTTCATGGCGGGTGTCAACGATCTTGCCAGTGCCGGTCCATTCGCGAAGGGACTGCGAGCTGGGTTCCAGAAAGCGAAAGGCGCTCAGGGAATCTCACTGATCTTCTCGAATCTCTTTGGCCTCATCGGAAAAGCGCTCCTCACCCTATTCCAGTCGGCACCAATGGAGATGGGGATCTTAACCGCGCTCACAGTAGGACTGCCTGTCCTTCAAGGAGCAATCACACAAGGCATGATCAAGATGTTCTCCATGGCCGCGGCAGGTATGGGGCTCGGCGGTGCGGCGGGCGCTGGAGGTATGGGCGCCACTATCGCCGGTTGGTTGGGCGCGGTTGGTCCGGCGCTTGCCACCGTCGCCAAGCTTCTTCCACCAGTCGCCGCGATTCTGGCCGCGATCGTATTCCTGGGAGGCGGCGTTGAGAATACGATGCGCCAACTGAAGCAGATCTTCGGAGAGATCGGCCACACATTGTGGGGCTCCATCTCCGGACTCTCCGACGTATTTGGAACCGTATTTGGATTCATAGGCGATCTTGCTACAGGTATAGGCCGTCTCATCAACATAATCCCTGGGGTCGGTGTCCAGCTCGACCTTCTCAAAGTCGCTTTCACCCCCATCACAGCGGCTCTCCAAGCCTTCGAACTGGGCATTCTCGGTCTGAATGTTCTCCTCACAAAAGTTCGCTCGTGGCTGACAAATTGGCTTGGAAGTGATGAGGAGAAGAAAGCGAGGTACGAAGAGAGTGTCGCTGCTGACATCAAGATGCGCCAGACCCAAGGTAGGCAGAACGCCTACAATGTGTCTATGCAAGGCCCAGATGCTTTGAAGAAAGCGATGAGCAGCGCCATCTACGAGCTGAACAACAGTAAGGTACTCAAAGCTTCTCGTAGTGCGGAACTCAAGGCGTTTGTCGCTGAAGCCAAGGCCCAACTTGGTAAGCCCACACCGGCCGCTCCACCCAAGCCTGGCGCTCCCAAACCCGCAGGAAGTGTACCAGCGGCGGGTGGAGCTCCAGCGGCTCCGACCCAAGTTACCATTCCACCGCAGTCCCTGGCGCCAATCACCACCGCCACCAACACCGTCAACACCACCATGACCACGGTGAACTCCTCGACACAGGGAGTTAGGGGTGCAGTGAGTGCCGCCGACACTGCAGCGAAGGCCGCAGCAGCGAAGCACACAGCCCAATACACGCAACTCCTCAACGTGATGAATGCGGTCAAGAGCGGTATTATCGCGGTCAGCACCAAGATCTCGGGACTGAAGACGAGCATCGACCAGCGGGCCACTCAAGCGAGCTTAGCACAGGTTGTGGCACTGATGCAGTCCGGCAAGATGAAGGTGCAGGCCGACTTCAATATGCCTGGTGGCCCTCTCGGTGGCGGTCAGGGTGGTCCGGCGATCTTCGGAGCCGCCGCTTCCAAATTCGGTCTGACCATGACGAGTGGCTACCGTCCGGGTGACCCAGGCTACCATGGCATCAACCGGGCACGTGATTACTCGAACGGGAACGCGCCCACACCTCAGATGATGATGTTCGCGCAGTATCTCGCAAACAATTTCGGAAGTGGCCTCAAGGAGCTGATCTACACCCCACTCGGGTGGAGTATCAAAGATGGCCGAAAGGTCCCGGCGTATGCCCGTGCGGGACACTACGACCACGTCCACGTGGCGTGGGCCGGAGGCATCAAAAATCCCCGCTTCTTCGATTCCGCGGCGGCGGCGAGACAGTACGAGTCGATGTACGCACCGGCCGGAGCCCGCATTCAGACCGCCACTTGGAACTCCGCGGAAGGTAGACTCGGTGGCGGACCCACTACAGTGAATCAAAATATCACCATCAGTGGCGCCGATGACCCCCGCCGTCTAGCGGAGATCGTCTTCAACTACGCGGCCCAGGCCGCCGAACGCATCAACAACTCCTCATTCGCATAATGGCAGGCGTTCTCATCAATCCCCAGGTCCAGGTGAAATGGGGATCGCGAAATCTCTCGGCGTACGACCTCGGTGACGGTGTCAAACAGTCCATCGTCTACAACACCAACGTCACCCTTCCGGGGAACAGTTGGCCTGAGGGCTCATTCTCGTGGAACCCCACAGGTCCAGCGTTCAAAATATACGAGGAGTGCGTCACGAAGGGGAAAGAGGAGGAGATCCTCATCCGTTTCTACTACGTCAACGGCCCGTACGTGATCTTCAAGTTCCAGTACAACGGGTCGAACATCAACTACGGGACCGACATGCAGATCGAGGTCCTCCTCACCACGAAGCAGGGACCGAAGAGTTCCGGCGTGAGGGCGTCGGCGATGGCCGACTACACCAAGGGCAAGTTTAACGCGAAGGGCAAGGACCTGTACAAGTCCGCGACTGATCTGGCGAAGTCGTTCGGCGAGCCTGTTCCCCTCCTGTGGCAGCAGGCCGCAAAAACCGATGCGAAGAAGATCTTCCTGGCGTCGTGGCAGTACAAGGATCAGACTTACGGTGCGGAGATCCTCAACATAGCCACACAGGCTGGGCAGAAGGTTCTCCCACTCAACATCAACAGCGACGGTCAGGCCGCCATCTTCAACCCATTCTCGAAGGAGGGCAAGGACGGGATCGACTCGGTCCAGTTCCCTCCGAAGGCTGGGGAGCAGATCAAGGCGGAGCAGCGCTACGGCTACCTCCTGGGGCCTGGCATCATCACCACCTTTCAGCGCTCGTTCGAGTATCCCCCTCAGACCCAGGGTCAGGATAGTCCCACTCAGCCCACTGGCACTCCCAACCAGAGGCAGCAGCTCCAGTCGCCCGGTGCCACCAACGTGGCCGCTGTGAATCAGCAGCAGCAGGCTGTGAAAGACGCGCAGAAGGGATCGGTCGTCAACCCATCCTCGCCCACTGTGGTCAAGGGGAAGAAGTTCACGAAGAACAACGAGGGTCCCAAGAATCAGGAGCTAATGCAGCAGGAGGAGGGTGTCAAACTGCAGGCGCAGATCTTCATGTGCCCCGCCGTCGTCGGAATGAAGCCGCAGGACATCGTCTACATCCCGAGCTTGAAGATCGGCGACGCCCTCATGGAGGACTACAAGGTGATGTCGGTCACCTACGCCCAGAGTGGCGGGACGATCGGGGTCAGCATTCAGGCCACGAGGACCCCAGGCCTGAACAAGCCCATGAATGAGGCGGCCGCCAAGAAGTTCATCGAGAGGGCCAACACCCTGAAGACCGTGGAGGACTGGACCCGCTACGCCTGGTCCGATCGGATGGGCGGCTAGGTTTCCTAAGGCTGAGGTGTGGTACAATATGGATGTTCCCGCTCGGAAAGATGTCCGAGACTTCACGGGAATACGCACACAGCTTACTTGGTTATGAAGACTTTCAAGGTCAACCCCCAACTCGACGACAAGAACCGCGCTCGTCTCGAAGCACGCAGCTATCAGAAAGCGTACACCGACGTCCCGAACCGCGCCCTCCCTCCCTCCTATAAGGAGGCACTGAGCGCCATCTACACCGGTCTCACCGGTAACGATCTGCCGGACGAAGGCTCGACCTTCACCGTACGCGCCGATGCCAACGGCACTTTCAAACGACTCTACTCCCCCACCGTGTTCTCCACCGAGGACAAGGGTCTCATCATCCGCTGGGGTGACGAGGACATCCCCCTGAGTGTCGCCGACGGGAAACTGTCTGCCCTCAACGGTCAAAAGGGTCTGAAGCTGTCCTTCAAGGAGGAAACGGTTGGCAAATACACTGAAGCGGTGCTGTCCGTGGCCTTCTCGGCCGGTGGCACACTCTTCTCCCTTCCGGTTCCGATCCGCTCCGCGGACTACGAGAACCGAGTCACCAGTGACATCCTCGATGTCCTCCTGAGTGAGAACCCCGACGCCATCGCGGAACAGGTCGCTGTCGCCAGTGATCCCTCGAAGCGTGGCGAATCCACCGGGGAACGTCTGCAAGGTCCATTCGTGAAGGTGGCACACCTTCCGCTGGGCGAGTACAAGATCACCCAATGCCGGTCGAAGGACTCGGACTACGGGATGCAGTACTTCCTGCAGGCGATCGTCAACGAGCCCTTCACCGCTCCGACCCGTACGCAGGTCGATGGTGAGTGGGTGGACACCGAGGTCGAAGTCAGCGACTTCGTCGTGGTCAAACCCAACAACGCGCTCAAGAAAGTGCTGGCCGCTGATCCCGAGATCACTCCGGACAAGCCCGCCTTCCTGATCGTGAAAGAGCACGGTGAGTGGAACGGCTTCCCTACCGCTAAGTGCGTGCTCAAGTGTACAGCATTCGTCAAAGACGACGACAGCTTCGACATCGACTTCTGAGTCATCGGGGGAGCTTCGGCTCCCCTTTCTTGTCTAGCTATACTATCATCCCCGAGGAAACCACATGTCGGATCGTTACAGTGGTGGGCCGCTGAGTGACCCCCAATCTGTAAGCATTATCGCGGAGGCGAAGGAGCGCAAGCCACGAGGCGAACGCTTCAAGAAGGATAAGAAGAGTGAGGATCGCCCCACAGCCACAGCGCTGTCGGAACTCTACAGTAAGGGCGTGGCTCTTCTCAAATCGAACTTCTACACCGTGGAACTCTGCGAGGGCGCGGAGCACATCAACCACCGCATCCTCAGGCCCTCGGCACCACCGCCGGTGAAGGGCATCAATTATCCCGCCAGCTTTCAACCACTTCAGGACATCTCCACCCTCGAGGATTTTGCTCGCATCGAGGCCGTGTTTGACGGCGCCGAGAGTGAGGTGCGCGACTTCTGGCAGCCACTGTTTCGTCCCAAGGGTGGTGAAAGCGACCTCTTCGCGTTCACCGATCGTCTGCTGAAGATGCGGCGGATCCAGGCCAACCAAAATATCCATGAAGTTCTCGACTATGGCCAGACGTTCGACCCAGATGGGTCCCTCACCGGGAACACGCCAGTTCGGAATCCTCGTCTTTGGGTTCCTGCTCGGAAGTGGTTTGACTCTCGCCTTTACGACGTTGGCCTTGAGGATGTTTTCACCATCTTCCCCCACGCCGAACGGGAACTGCTCAAGCTCATCCTCGGACGAATTGGCGTTGGGCGAGCGAATCATCTGCCGCCTGGATTCAGTTCTCCCGTAGATCACACTGCCCGTATGGCAGCGGTGGTGGTGGGCAAGGACGCCGGTCTCGGTAAGTCCACCGTCTTCAATGGCATGACGGCGGCGTTCTCGAAGTGCGGTTTCAACACCCACACCTTCAAGTCCACCGAGGACCGATTCGGTCTGAAGGCCGCAGCGACCGCCGACATTGCCTACAAGGATGACACGGCGATGAAATCCCTCCGCGCCTTCCTCTCGGCCGAAGAAACCAAAATCCTGATCACGAATGGCCTATTCCAGACGGAGGAGAAGTTCCAGAACTCGGAGCAGATCTGGCCGCGTTGCACGATCATCGTCAACTCCAACGATTGGAACGCGAACTTTGCCTACGAGCTTGATCCCGGCATTATCGATCGCATCAAGATCCTCAGCACTTATCGGGAGTACGAGGTATTTAAGAATCAGAAGCACCTACAGGGCACTG